TTTAAAACGGCTCTACAAGGCTATTTTAAAATTGCAGGATTTCTGGACTTTAGATGATATTTCTATGAGAACTCCAGTAAAGGATTCTTATAAGAAATCGTCTGTAGGTCAACTTTCAGCGAAGGAGGAAGCAGCAGGGAAAGTTAGAATTTTCGCTCTTGTAGATGTATGAACACAATGTGTGTTGAAACCTCTGCATCAGTGATTATTCGACTTTCTAAAATCATTACCTAATGATGGGACTTTTGACCAGTATGCATCCGTGAAAAGATGTATGCTTAAAGTCAAAAAGTCTCAATGTTCATATGGTTATGATTTGTCTGCTGCAACCGACCGTCTACCAATAGCTCTCCAAGTTAGCATTTTAACTTCCTTTTTTGGAAGTGAATTTGCTAATCATTGGAAAAATCTATTGGTCGGAAGAGATTACATTTTGGATCATCGTCAGTATGGTACTCATGTGGTGCGGTACTCCGTCGGGCAACCGATGGGAGCACTCTCTAGTTGAGCCATGCTTGCGGTGACTCATCACTTAATAGTTCAGTATTGTGCCAAATCTACCGGTCTTTCGAGACCTGGTCTTTGGTATGATAACTACGAATTGTTAGGGGATGATATTATTCTCTTTGATAAAGTGGTGGCTGACGCCTATCTAGCTGTTATGGCTGGATTAGGAGTTGGTATCACGCTTAGTAAGTCAGTAGTCGCATCTAATGAGACTATTGAATTTGCTAAGGTCACAGGGCATAATGGCCAAAATGTTTCGGCCATTTCCTGGAAAATGTTTATGAGTCAAAAATCTCTTATGGGTCGTGCAAATATCGTTTATTCATTGTTAAATAAAGATATAGCACCCCGTAAATTGATTTCTTGATTTGTGAATATTACTAAAGTTAACAAGAGTGTAAGTATGGGATATTCGTATTCCTTACTTGCTACTCTGTCAATGTATATGAACTCCGGGAAATTGCCGATCGCCATTCTATCGAAAGCACTAACAGATGTTTTAAATCCTCGTAAGCAAGCCTATAAGAATTCTCTTATAGGGGCGCCCAAGAAAAGATTAGAAGATCTATTAGTGCGATTAGGTAGAAATCTTTCCCTCCCTGACTTCGGTCAAGGAGATAGATTTTGGTACAGAGATGAAATGAGTATGAAAGGTGATATCCATCAAACGATAGAATCTTTCAGACTTAAATTTGACCTGTATCAGATGGTGAGTCTGACATCAAAAGAAATTTTCCAGTTTCTTCTTCCTACTGAATCTCCCGCTGGTATGGAATTTGTTTCCGTGCCAGTCGGATCAGAGTATTCAGTGGAGAAAGTACTTGACTGTATTCTTTGTTTACTAATTGAATCCAGTAAGAAACCTGCGCTTGATGTCTATGCTTCTACCTATTATACAAATGGAATACCTGTGTATTTCATGGGTATATTAGAAGAGCAAGATATCTTGCGTTTGGAATCTTTAGCTGCTCTTGATATGTTTGGTCAACCTCTCGATTCATATTGAATGAAAAGATTGGAAGACTTAGATACATTAAGAACCCTTCAAGGACTAGGTGTACGAGCGAAAGCTAAGTATGCTGGAGAAACTGCATCTCTTACTAAGTTAGACAGTCCCTTAAAGCCTTTAAGTATTTTACTTAAGGGTCGTAAAGGCTGGACTAAACAGTATGGTGGATAGTATCTTAAGTCAGGAATCAATAACTGATTGATAAGTGTAAAGTAGACGAAAGTCCGAGTTCTGTTAGTATTTATACTATTGAATGGGCTTTACACTGTGATATGGTCTCATACCATGATGAAATTTATTAAAAGATTAAGATTAAATCCTTAATCTATATAAGTGATTGAGTCTTTAGGTAAGAGAAGTCGGGTTTACCCGGTGACTAGTACAGATTTACGAAATAGGATATACCCTTTTATTTAAAGGCATATTGCTATTTGTAGATAGACTAGATGGGTTTGAATCGTCTTCGGATGGTTGGTTCCCAAG